CACCAGACGGGGACTTGTCATCCCCATCTGAATGCTCCTGAAAGGAGCGTTCTTTGCTTATTACAGTCATAGCCCCACCAAGGAAAACCGTCAGGAAAACCTTCACGGTTGTCCGGCGTACGTGCTACTGCCACCACCTCCTTATCCCGAATCTCCTTTAATTTGGAGAGACAGGTCCGGATGGTGGCCTTCATCGGGTTCACAGATGGCCACAAGGCTACTAGATCACTCCAATGAGGCCGCGGATTACGAGCTTTAAGGCTCAAAGTTTGCGGACCTAACATTAGAGTTAGATTCTTCGCCTGAAATGCAGCCATCTGCTCCACGAGTTCGGGGGACTTACAATCCAAGGTAACCCAATTAGGATTCTTCTCGAGATATGAGTTAAAAGACTCTAAACTCCAAAAGACCTTAAAGTGTTCCTTGAATGAAGCCCTCGCCTCGTTAAGAGCAAGAGCCCGCCAAGCGTCTCCCAACGTCTCACGAAGGGCGGTTCCCATAAGGAAACCGTCCGACGCAACAGCGTGGTGGGAGAGGTAGACAGCAATCGCACGTCTGACAAATCTGGGGGCCAACCTCGTTAATGGAGTGTCCAGACCCCTAGGCAAGGGGAAACCCAACCCACCGAACTCAATCGGTAGGTAAGGGTAAAACCCAAACTTTCGGGCGGGCCTCTCTATTTCCCAAAGGGTCTTGAAGACCGCATACAAGCGATCAATCGAGGCCCCTTGAGATAATAGGGATCGGGTAACAAACCCGATTGAAAGCCCATCTGGCATTCCCTCCTTAACGCCGCTTTCAACCCTAACGTGGTCCGTCGAAGGCTCAACCATCCCCCTAAGGGGAAGGAGGTCTAGGACAACCAGACGTAAGAGTCTGGGCAGACGTTCGGCGAGGAGAGTATGCATTAACGGGGAAGGCTCCGGTCCGTAATCCTTTTCATCACGTTCTACGCTGAAAGTTAGTTCAACGAAAACGCCCCCATACAAAGAATGGAAGTGTTTGCCTTCCGAAAAGGCAGCACCACATTGCTTCGCAAGCGACTCATAGCGCTCTATGACCCCTAAGGGCCAGACAGCAGCTAAGTCGTCGCCGCAAATAACAAATGGGCACCTAACAGAACGGCAGAACGGGAGCTTGTGGTACTCTCTTATGGCCTCCGTACACCAGAACAGTTGTGTCAAACACAATATGCTCCAGGTCAGAGGCAAACCCATAAGGATCCCACAAGTCTGCTGAACGATCTCACCATCCGGATACCGGACAAGGGCGTCGCCCACAGAAAGGCGAGCCGCATTGTCCAGCCAAGATGGCCAGACCCCCGCATCGATCAGTCCCTCGAGGATGGCAATAGCCAACTCACGGGGGATCCGGTCAGATGCGGCTTTGAGATCAGCAGAAAGGACACGGCTGAAGGGTCCACTACAGCTACCGATATTCTCAATACCGACCTTAGTCTCCGCAAGGAGTACCGGTCGAATACTGGGATCACGGCGGATGCCACGGAAGAGGTGTACTCTGGCAACATTG